TCAATGTGTCCATTTTGTTGTGAACCTCTCATAAAATAGAGTCCACCAGAATGCTTTGGTACTTGTACATAGAAAATGCCAGAGAATGACGTACCCACATGATTATGTGGTTTATTGTAGTGTCCTCTACCATTTACATTGATCCACAACCCTGACCCTTTCATCTTAACGTCAGGATATCTACATCCATTTTGTTCTAAGTACTTTCTCATGTGTAATTCAACATGAGAATAAAGTTTAGACCAATCACCGTGCTTATCATCTTGTCCTACTAGATGGGATGATTGATAACCTCCTACATTACTAAACTGTTGTGATTTGAATAGATGTTTACGTGTATTCTCAATCATGTCAAGAGTGACAAGTTCCTCTACATGGTCAGTATGATGACAATATAATGGATCAGCAAACAGTTGTAATGTCTCACCTTGAGGGAGTTCGTTACTCTGTATTTCTCTAGCCATAACCTAAGTTCAGTTTGTTTATAATGTAGGAGCGAACCAATCCAGAACGCACGATGTCATCTATACCAAATTCAATAATAGAACATTCATCCATGTTCTCTAGAATTCTTAGGAAGTCCATGATGCCATCCTTCTCATTGTTCTTAACGAGATCGGTTTGCATAATGTCACCGCAGAACATAATCTTGGCGTTGTCTCCAATTCTAGTTATAATGCTATCCAACTCGTGAAAATTTAAGTTACTAAACTCATCAACGATAACAATAGCATCATCTAATGTAACACCACGAATGAAAGATGTTGACCAGAATGATATAGTATCCTGTGCCTTAAGATTATCATACAGCATATCAAAACTGTTGTCATCAGGCATCTGGAACATGTACTTCACCATGTTCTTATAAGGAACTTGATAAAGCATAGACTTATCTTCATGAGTTCCAGGAAGGAAACCAATCTCTCTCGTAGGTACAAGAGATCTAACAATATAGATCTTCTCGTAAGGAGAATCAGCACTCAATACTTCTTTCAATGCATTGTATAATACAATGAATGTCTTACCAGTACCTGCTGATCCATGAAGCACGAGATGTTTACCCTTCTCATACTCATCAAACACTTTCTGTTGGTTATCAGTTAAAGGTTTGATTTGTGAAAGGTAAGATTCATCTATTGGTTTCTTACGTTTCATCTGTTTCTTGGTCATTTTGTTCGGAACTGGAGCATTCTTTCTCGCTTTTTGTGCTCTTGCCATTAAAATTCTCTCACTCCATCAGGAAGGTGTTCTTTGAGTCCTTTTTGGATCCCTTTGTTACCACTAAAACGATAATGTTGAGTAGCAACATCTGCCATTTGCTTATCTTGAGCTTTAAGACCATCAATACTACCACACTGCCAGTTAACTAACTGTTTAACATGTGGATTTTCTTCAAGAAACTTTTCACGACCTGCGATAGATTGAAACTCTTCCCAGATCTTTCCAGTATTCTTATCTTGGTACTTATAGATAGGCATTACGTAAAACGAGATAAGTTTGCACTTGGGTGTGCATCTTGTACTTTGCTCATGACTTCTTTAAATCCGTCATCAGCTTTAGGTTGACCGTATGTGACACCGCCAACACCTGCTGACCAATCTTTATCCCAGTCAGGATTTTCATCTCTCCACTGGTCATACTCTTTCATGGTCATAGAGAGTTCTTTAGTCTCCCCTGTCTCTTTATTTATTACTGGGTAAGTAGGCATTAGAAGTAATTGATGTTGATGTTTGCTCTAAAAGGTTCATCAGTACAGTTAGTACTATGATGTGGTACTTGAGGATCAAATAAGATCATTCTATTTGCAACAGATGGAATCTCTTGATCACCTATTACAGTCATACCATTACAAGTATTTAACGATAATAAAGCAGCCTTGTGAGGGAAATCGTAATCAACATGATCTTGGTGATGGATTAGATTTTCTGTCCTTGGATACAAGTTTACTTTAACACGTTTTAATGCGTTAACTTTTAGTTTACCACATAACTCAGATAAAATCCAGCTATTGTGTCCTTGTGCTGTAAAATTATCATAAAGAACACTAACAAAGTATAGTTCACCATCGTCATCATTAGATACACCTACCTGATGACCCCAAGGATTAGAACAGTTCTTTAAGAATGCTTCCTCTATCTTACACCAAGCATAAGGATCGTAAAAGTGATCAATGACTTCCATTAGAAATTCTGAAGGTACTTAGGTACAATGATAGGACTAGGTGGACTCGCTAGAGTCTCATGAGCACCAAAGAAATTTATGTAAGTTATTCTCATGTCATCTTTATGAACGTCTGGAATAATTCTACATGAGTGGAAGTTAGTACCAGGAAATATTGTCATACAATTATAATGATCTAGTATAGTATCACACTCTTCCCAATCCTCTTCATCCCACCAACTATCACAATGTTCCATACCATTATATAATTTCTCATCTTTCTTCTTATAGAAAGTAGTACCTGCACCCATATGATTATGAGGATTAAGATACACCATCATATTATATCCTGAGTCTTGATGTGGCCAAAAGAATGGTTTAGGTGGAGTCTCTACTTCATAGAACTGATTGAAAGTTCTCCAATTAAACATTCGGACTGGATCTAACCTTGAGTTAAAGATCTTTGCCAACTCTTGATACAATAATAACTCTGCCTTATTAGGTTCACTAACTCTTTCTAAGTATGTCTTAGCATCATAGTAAGACTTACCATTAAGGTACTCCTTACTTATACTCTTCTCTACCTGTATCTTTTCAAGACGATGATCCTTAGTAGGACATGACGTAACATATTCACGTACACGATCAGGATACTTAAAGAAGTCATTGACAAACGCACACATCTCACCACAAATGAAGGTAAGTTCTATGTCAAACTTATCATTTGCAGCGAAATCTTCTTCTGTAAAAAACTTTTTCACCATGATAATGCTTCAGCAGTGATAGGGAATTGTTCTTTAAATATTCCTCTTACTGCTTCTGCTACATCCATATGTTCTTTCTGAGTACCATGTGCTGAACGTAGATCTATGTAATGAATCCAACTACGAACACTACCTGTCATGTATAGTTTGGTAGGTGTAGCAAGAGGCAGTACAAATCTAGCACACTCCTTAGCAATACCTGCTTCAAGCATCTCTTTATATAAATGCATACCATCAACAAAGTGTCTTTGCATTTTTAATTGAAAATCCTGTTTAGTAAAAGGATCTACATCATCAATACTATTCTGTCTATTCTTATCATCCTGTCTACGTAGTGAAGGTAGGGGTATCTCTTTACCTAGCAAACTACTATCAGCATATCGCTGACTAAATTCTTGAAATGTAAATGATCTATGACGTAAAATCTGTGCAGCAAGACCACGAGTAGTCTCAATCTGTACTGTCATGTGTGCTTGCTCAAAGATAGACCAATGACCATGCTCAATACAATACTTTAAGAGACCTGCAACCTTTGGGTTGTCTTGGTTCTTAGGATTTGATACTCGTGCAATATAACCAATAGTCTTTTCCGCATCGGGAGTGACTGAAATCAATTCAACATTCATGATCTAAGAATTCGTGAAATCCAACAAAGTACAAATGCTTGCAAGTAATTGATTGCTGCAAGACCAAACAATCCTGGTACTAACCAGTTCCATAACCACATTAAAACAATGGGTGACAGAAATAATTTATAAGTGAACTTGAGTACTTGTTTACCACGTTCCTCGTTAATTTTTTTCTCTTCCTTCTCTTTAATTTCTTCTTGCTCTTGGAGATTCTTTTCTTCAAGAGCACGTTTAGGATCAAAGTAGACGGAGGTAGATTTACCTGTCGTCATTATCATTTTTTAGTAGTGTTGCTACGTGTTCTGTTTATTATAGAGATAAATTTATCTCCCGCAAATGTACCACCGAGACAGACATCTATCTCATCACCATCCTTCCAATTTGTCTCACCATTCATTTTGGTGTGTGTCATTGCAATTTGAATCTTGTCAATAACGTCTTGTGTTAATCTCATTTCTTAGGTGCAGGTGGTGGGTCTAAAGGATGCTCTGCCTTTGGTTTCTTTTTCTTAGGTGGATTCCAAAGTTTAGCACTTATTCTACCCTCAGTTTGTACAATATTTTTCAAACCTTTCTTGTACTTGTCATAATAATGATCAAAGATAGCTACTTTACTATCACTAATCGCTATATCATGTGATAAAACACCACCTTCATCCTCATATTCAATTAAGAATGAATTATTAGGTAGTTTTTTATCTTTTGCTGCTTGAGGATCACACTTTTTATTAATGACATTAATGGTCATCCTCTTTTACCCCATTCTATCTGTGGAAATGCTTCTGATACTACTGCTTTAGTGATACGATACTTCTTCTGAAGTTTCTTATCTTTAACAAGACAAATAACTTCTGCTTCAGACTCATGGAGTCCTTCTAAAAGTTGTACAAACATTGACTCACGTTTCAATACAGGAAGACTATCGTGTCCACCTTTAACAAAACGGAATAAACCTTTGTACTCCTTTGCTAATCTAGTATGTTCAGTGCCAGCAGGTGCATCATTAGGTGTGTAGGGTACGTCTCCATCTGGAACCATACTCTTAACACTCTCATCATAATTCCATATTAAAATAGAACGAAGTGCTTGACTATTATAAGTTTGGAGAAGATCAATCTTTTCCTTCTTTGTTTTAGCATTAGATACTTTTTTAAGTACCTCACTAACTAATAGAGCATTAACGTCCACCACTTTTTTAGGCATGATTAAGTCTCCTCATCGTCATCATCATTTTCTTGTTCATTAAGTCTCATGTACAAAAGTTCATCATGGATGATGTTACCATCGGCATCAGTCATCTCAGGATGGATAACTGCTTTGGTATACGCTGCGTTCTCTATGTAATCTTCAACGTATCCTTTTGCTAGCCAACTAGTGACTAACCCTAATATGAATGCTCCAACTGTGAGCAATGTAAACATTGCAATCATCATAGCACTCTCCGTAATAGGCACAAGTATTTAGTTAGATTATAGAATGTTCTCGTAAATAAGTAACAGTCTCGGAGCATCCACCAAGATTATCACCATTCATTACAACTTGTGGGAAGGTAGAACCTTGTCCAAACTGTTGGTAGAATGATTCACGATCAAAGTGTTCACCTAGTTTGTATTCACGATAATTAAATCCTTTACCTGCTAAGACTTGTTTAACTCTATCACAGTAGGGGCAACCAGTGCGGGTGTAGACCGCAAAGTTTCTTTGCATGAGTAACCTTTAAAAAGATTATTTAGTACCTCACAAGTTTACTACGATTCTACTTTTTTGTCAAGTTTTTCTTTCTTCTTCTGATACAACAGTGTCTTGGCATACAAGACATCCTCCTTTGACCAAAGAGTTTTATCCTTCTTCCTTTGCTTGATAATTTTCTTCGCTGCCTTTTTGTCCTTCATGTATATTCTTAATATGGAATAGATTACTGCGATGATACTTCTGGTTGTTCTTTATCTTACGAATGAAATCTCTACGACTTAACTTCTTACGTTCTTTAAAGATCTTATTCAATTTCTCTAGTTCACCTAGAGTACGTCTCATTTCTGACTCAGATTTCTTCTGACGAACATGCTTCATAGCATCTTCAGTCTCACCAAGTGGTTCAAACTCTGCTTCATCTCCCTCAATTTGATCTTTTAAATCATCTGGGAGTTGATCTTTAGGAATCTTAGGTAGTTTCATTATATGGTAGGTTCAAATCTACAGGTAATTAATAGTACTCTTTGTGAAGTGGTAGCACTAATGATTTCAAACTTAGTTGTAACATCTGCCTCAGCATTTGCTTCAGTTCCATTCTCTACCACAACCTGAATAGATGATTGTGGATCAATGGTCTGATTTAAACTGTTGTCAGGTACAGCCCAGTTATCGCGTAAACTATTTATCACCTCTGTCCCATCTATTATAACACGAATACGGAACTTACCGCAACCTGTTGTTGTACCACCAAGATGGAAGAGTTGACAATCATTTGTATCTGGTACTATAACATCAGTAGTACCAGTAGTACTAGTACTATCAGTATAGGTAGCACAACCAGTAGTAGCATATCCACTAGGAGCATGAACTACTTCTAAGAATCCAGTAGTACCGAACAGAGGAGGAGTTGCAGCAAGACCAGTATTAATAGTGGACTCTTCACCTTCTTTAAAGAGTGCTTGACCTACTCCCATACGACTGTTAAAGATTTCATGAGCAGCATTCTCTACATTATTAATTACCTTCTTAATCTTAACTACAGAACTATAACCTGGTGATAGACCAGAGACGTTCAGTATATCTCCAGCCGCATATCCACTACCACTTGCTTTCATAGCATCAATTGAAACTATAGAATCATAGGTATCATTACCACCTGCAATAGGTTGGAATGTCATAGTTAATTCTAATCCACTACCAGTACCACCAGTCATAGCATAGTCACCAGTAATAGATTGATCCAAAGCAGTCCAACCAGAACCATTGTCTTCACGTTGTACAAAATCTAAGTAAGTAACATCCTCCCACTCACCATCCATGTTTAATAGTTGGAACTCATCTGGTATTCCAGCACCAACTTGAACAACAGGTTGTACATTTCTAATAATAAAATTGGCATTACAATCACTACCATCATTGTCTTTCATACAAAGTCTAGTACCATTATCTTCAACAGTAAATCCACCAGTGATACCATTGTAAGTTACATTGTTAGTACCAGAACCAGTAATGGTGACGGTATGAGTTTCAATACCAGTCTGTCCTGTCTGTGTCCATGTTTTACCACCAAATTGAATAGTATCTACCGCAGTACCAGCCGTATTAGGATTATCATTCCAATTTAATTCAAGAGATACACTAGCAGATCCAGTACCACCAGAAGAAATTAGATCTCCATTACTATCAAAGGTTACTTGTATAGGTGCTGTAGGTGTATTACCTGTAGTACTAATTCGGAATCCCCATCCACCAGGATTAGATGCCCATTGATATGCTGTAGTATCATTCCATTTAGTATTAGTACATCTTACTAACAGTGTTCTTGGACCTGAAGTTACATACTGTGTGAACGTAGTGTCACCATTAGTAGCAAATCCTACTGACAGAGGTCCGATCTGTGAACCATCTAAGAAGAACTTAACATCATCATCACCACAAACTTCCCAAACATATTCCTGAGAGTTAGGGAAGAGAATATTATATGTAACCTCTTGCTGCATCGCAGGTAGTGTACATACAGCAGGGTTAACCCAACACATATGTTCATTACCAAAGGTACTCCATAGTGGATGTGTAACTGCAAATGTTTCTGGTACTGTCTTGTACTGGAACACATAGTTCTGTGCAGTGGTAGTGATTGTTGAATCAAATATGTTCAGCATCACAGTACCATATGATTTTAAATAACCATCTCTAGGCAACATAGATGCAGTAATATCTCCATTACCAAGTGCTTGTTGTACCCATGCACCTGGTGTAGGTGTTGCTGCTTCAAACTGTGCGTAATTTAAACTACCATCATATACATTACCAGTATTCAATTCCAATAGATACGATCCCCAACCATGGAATGATGATGGAGGTGACTTTAATACTTCTACGTTTTCAATCCATAGAACCATGTCTCCTTCATCATAATTCTCACCTGGTTGAGATGTGTTTATATTAGTTGTTGCTTCTTTAGATGCCACAGTAATAGCAAGAGAATCATTTTCAATTAAGAATCTTCTTCTAACTGTACCAACTTGTCTAGGTGGAGTACCAGTACCTTCCGTACCAAAGATAGTATTATGACTCTGTTCTAATTGTAACTCGCCAGTTCTACCAGTACCTTGCCAAAGAATCTTAGAGTTGACATCCTTACCTTCTCTACCAGTACCACCTGGATATCCTTCAGCAAAGGTAGCAATGTTAAATCCATCTAACGTAGGAATCTTTACACCTATACCAGCAGGGTTTAAATTCCAAGCACTACTTCCAGGTCCATTAGTAATTGTAAATTCAAATCTCTTCCATCCTGGTTCAGTGAAAGTTATAGTAGCAGTTTGAGGACATGTATCAAAAGTACCTGAATTATCAAAGACTACATTGTTTTCTCCTTCTCTACCACTCCATCTAAAACTTGCAGCATTATCTGCACCATACTCTACAGTATGAGTACCTAGTTTAGCCTCACTAACAGGGTGAAGTACATAAAATGTTTCTGAATTATTAGGTATAGCATCATAATTTGTAGTGTGGACAAAATTATCCCTAGCCCACTGATTATATACTTGTCCAGTGTAGTAACCTGCTCTCCATGTCTTGTAAAGAGAGGTGGAACTTAATAAATGCTCGTAACTTTCGTTATTAGACAGACCTATCTGTAAAATAGTGGTCTGTGTAGTTAATTCAAAGATACTAGGATCGTATTTCTCATCAGACCAGTATCCTAGACAATAGAACTCGTCAAACTCAGGTCCTGTGTAAGTAGGTGGTGCAAAATCCCTTTCGTAAGTTAATTTCAGTCTATCTACAAACTTATAACAACTAGAACCAACACAATTAGGATCAGAAACTACAACAGGTGGTCCATAAGGTCCGTCTGTTACTATAGGTTCACAATCAAAGAAAACTTTGTTAATTGGATCCCATTTACATCTTTGACCACCACCCATAGGTATTTCTGGTAGGAAATCTGGCCATTCTTGTTCGGGATTATATACTGGTGGCCATACTCTAAATTCTGATGCGGGATCAACAAATTCAAGGTCTCTTGGTCTTCCTATAAACCTAGGATCACATAAAGGACCAAAGTAAAACGGGGAACCTGGATCCCCCGTCTCTAAAGGTGAATATGAACTTGGATTATCTACAACAAATGCTACAGGTATACCAACCTGTGCTTTCTGTGGAGGTGAAGGATTACCAACAGAACCAGGAGGACCTACTGTAACAGTCGCTGCTGTTGCAGGGTCACACGTTGGTCCGAAACTTCCTAAAGGTTGGTATGTCACTTCCTAATACTTTTTAAGTATTTATTCTCGTAAAGGTGAGCTATTTCTCCATCTTGCTTGGATTAACATGTGCTCAATTTCCAGTACGTAGTTAGTGTGTGGATGATTTAGAAGAGCTCTCTTCGTAGCCGTCATCTCTTCTGAATAAAACTTCAGCGGCTGATCTTTTGGGTGTCCGTCGCCTGACATAGGATTAATTAGGATTAGTTACCCACTATATTATAATGAAATGCTGACATTTTGCCTGTTCTTAATGATATCTTTCGGTTTGCGTAATATTGTAAAAAACCTTACACGCGAAAAAATACCCCGCGTTTTTTTCCGCCCTTTTTTGAAACTAAAAGGCGATTTTGGTTTTGGGTCATTCAATATGTGTTGGTGCTGTTGCTACCTTGACTAGCTGACTGTAACTGATGTCAATGTTCCCACAGTATGCAGTGTGAGGTATCATTGAGTTGTAAACTGTAATGGTATCCTTCTTAGCTGGTGCTGTACCTAAGTACTTGAATCCATACCCTTCTATTGCTCCTATGTCCCACTGCTCCCAATAATATTCTATATTATCTTGGAGTCTTCTAATCATTTCCTTGACATTGCTAGATGGTTTTAATACATCCTTCATAAAGGAAAACTTATCCTCCTTCCACTGACTCTTGTAAGTATAGAACTGTGTACCACGTTCACCTTCAGGATGATCAGTCATCCAAAGATTACCAACCCAGCCAGGTCCGTCAACATGAGGTAGGTGACTAAACTGCATTGAACTGTGTCTGATTCTATCAAAGTAGTTTCCCCAACACTTTCTTCCTATGTTCTTAACTGGATAATTCCATTTGCCTTCACTCTTATCACCATAATACATAAGGTCTTCAACAACATCACCAATGAACTTCTCTAATTCATCTGATGCTTTCCATGCTTTAAAACAGTTGTTAATTGGTTTGGATGGGAATGGAGCAGGTGTTACCTCTTCAATTCCACTGACACTAACAGTATAATAACCGAAGTCATCTGCTAGGTCAGTCCATTCAACCCCAGTTATCTCCATGTTGATCTCTCCATGATGACATTGATACTTGTGTTCCTTGGTATCCTTCTGGAGGATCTTTAAGGAATACGTTCCACGATATACTTATACGGTCTCCTTCTTTGTAATGTGGTTCAACATAGTGTGGTAACCACGAACCAAATACTAATCCACTACCTACCTTTGGTGGCATGAAAAATTGATGTGATCCTTCAAGTCTAGATGCAAATGCACCACCACGAGGATCAGGTACTACAAATCTACCTTCATCATCACTAATTCCATCAGGATTTTGTACCCAATAAACACCACTCACATCTGAGTTAGGATGACTATGAAAATTTGAAGTAGCATACTGTCCTAAAATTATTGACCAACATTTAATACGAATTAACTCAGGATCCATTGCCATCCCACCAGTAACAGCACCATGATACACTGCTGAAACATCAAGGATCATTTTCCTTAATTTTATAGACCATTCAGTAGGGAAGTCTGCTAGATTATCATTTGAATGCCAAGCATTATTACCCTTAAGAGAGTAGAGAGCAGGTTCCCAAACCTGAGCATCTCTTTCCTTATACAAATACTCAACAAGACCTGGAGTAAAGTCATACTCTTCAGGTCTTGCATATTCAATTAAGTTAGTCGGAAAGAGAGGGTGAGTTCCGAGTTGCATAATGTAGTTTGATTAATTTACAAATTAGGTGTATCTACTGTGTTATTAGTTGCAGATGAGTCTGCCATGTTTGCAGGTGCATCATTCTCAGGATAAGCATCTGTTACACCTGAAGGTTTAGGGAACTTTGCTTTAACTCCATCAATCTGTGCAAGTAATGCATCCATATCAGGTCCGATGTCTGTACCTTTAGACTTAAGATATCTAAACCCTTCAATCAGTGCTATCGCTTCTGTCTCTACACGAGGATAGTATAACTGACGATTAGCATAACATGTAGCTAGATCATCGTTCTCTCTAAGAGCATGCTCTTCTGGAGATGGTTGCTCTTCCAACCAAAGTTCATAATCTGCATCTGAGATTTGTTGATCACCTGAAATAGACCCTGCAACCATTTCAGATTGAGGGAATAGTTTCTCGTAGTATGCTCGTTTTGTTGCTGAAACTGCCATTGTTTTAAAAAATAATGTTTACCAAGAACCTGACCATTCTTTTGCTTCGGAACCACCGATACCAAATACAGTAATAATAGTATTCGTACCTTGGTTTACACCACGAACACTGTGTCCGTCATGGTGACCAATTCTGATACCTGTAATTGGGTGTCCTGTTCCTGATTGAGTAGCACCAGTCCAGTTACATCCCTGCCAACCAGTTCCACATTCCTGTTGTGACCAGTAGTTGTAATCACAATGTGCATTCCAACGTTCGTGAGTACCAGTAGGTGTATTACTTAAGAAGATTTCACCTTGATAAGTACCTTCACCGTTAGCCTGCAATCTATAAGAGTTGTTATTTACAACGGTGATTGGCCAATAAGAGTTGTTCTGTGAGTTCTGTCTTGATCCACCATCGTTTGAGTGCCACCACTCACCTGAGAAGTAGTAACCATTAGTAGAAAGGTTATTATCTCCTCTCCAATATCTTAACCAGAATCTATCTGATCCATTAGGGTCAGAAGTTGTGATGTAAAACTTGTACTGGTAGTAGTCAGCATTGTGGAAAGTTGTACCCCATCTTGCATCCCATGAGTTCCATGCACCTGTTCTTGCTGAAAGGTGATAGACCATTGAGTAACCACCTATAGCATACCATCCGTCCCTTGCACCTGAACCTGAGTTAGAGAAGTCGTAGTAGGTTTCGTGCGTTCTTGTCTCTGTATTCCATCTAAAAATTCTTTCTCTATCTTCACCACCAGGTCCTGATCCAGGTCTCTGAGATCTATTACCTGCTGATAATACAATCTCTCCACCATCATCAGCAGCACCAATGTTTTCCCATTGACTACCTGTGTAGACTTGAAGTTTTGCTTCATCAGTATTGTATATAACCAAACCTGTAGAACCTGTCGGTCTATTACTGTTGGTATACTGGGGATATTGTACGCCATCCCCTGTGACGTTAACTTTTCCTACATTTAGCTGGGACATGGAATACTTATCACAATGACATCTCTGAATTTATTTATAAAGGCAGAGCACTAGGAAAATATACGTTATTTAAGGGTATATTCTAGTGTGGGCTTAGAAAGTCTCTTAAGATCCTAATGTTTGTGTTAATCATAGCCCTTCTGCTTCTTATAGTCAGCATACATACGACCATAAAGGCATCCTTCATGTGATTTAAGTGGAGATCCTTGGAGTATCTCTCGTTCTCTCTTACTAATCACGTTAAATGCATCAGAGAGGTACTCACTCTCCCAATTTTCTAATCCCATGGTTGTGTCCAATCTTCGTAAGGTGGTTCATCTTCTCCAACAGGATGTTTGAATTCTTCTGAATCAAAATATGATGGAGGTAGTTCTTTAATGTTATCGTATGCTCCGTTCAATCTCTTTTGATATTCTCTCTCATCTAATACTTCATTGATAAGAATCTTCAACTCCCTAGCATACTCAGGAGTAAACAATCTTCTCGGTGTAATAATAGCAGGTTTAAGATTATCTTGCTGCTCTTTTATTGGTCTTGAAGGAACAGTAGGGTCAGCAGGACCACTCATTCCTTGAGTATCAATGTACGTTCCTCTCTCTGGTATGTCACTCATTTTTGTTCGTAGTCAAAGTATCCATGTCTCTGTGCAATACCTCTTGCTTGAAGATTATGTTCACAGAGTTTGTTAACCCAGATTCTTTCATCTAAAGTTACCTTGCGTTTAAGTCTAACACGGCAGCAAATTTCTGTCAACTTGCATCTGTAATCTTTGCTTAACATATGATATAGCCTCAGGTAAGATGGCATATTCACGTCTTTGAACTGCCTTAGTTAATGATTTAATGTCATCTTCTGGAAGGATAGGTACTTCAGATTGTATAATAATCTCACCACCATCCAGTTCTTCATTAACATAATGTACCGTACATCCAGTAGTAATTTCATCGGCATTCATTGCCTGTTCTATTGCATGTAGTCCTTTATACTTAGGTAGTAATGAAGGATGAACATTTATAATAGGACATGGAAATCTCTCTGGATGTTTGATGACTTTCATGTAACCTGCAAGTACTATAAGATCTACCTTGTAGGTTTCAAATAACAATATCATTTTATCTTCTTCTTTATGAGAGAGATAGCAATGAGGAATACCAAACTTTGCTGCTCTCTTTAATGCACCGCATTCTTTTTTGTTGTGGATCATCAAGACCACTTCATCTTCTCTACATGTACGAACTATATTCTCAAAGTTAGATCCATTACCAGAACACATAACTCCTAGTCTCATACCTGTATGACCTCCTTTACTTCTGGGAATTTTTCTTTAATTAATCTTTCAATTCCAAGTTTTAATGTGTCGGCACTCATAGCACAACCTGCACAAGCACCGAGCAATCTAATCATTACAATAGGACCATCCTTAAGGTAATCAATAGCAACATACTCAAGGTATCCACCGTCCGCTTCAATGTACGGACGGATTTCATCAAGGACATTATTAACATTAAGGTCGTTGAGTTCCATAATTTATCTATGTGGATCGTACTTATTTAAAACTGAATAACAGATAATGGTAACAATTATAACAATTACAATTCCACCTACAATCAAGTGCATAATAAAAAAAGGGGGTATAGAACCCCCTTATTATAGTTTATTTTAAACTGTATGTCAACCTATAGCAGGTGCAGTTAAAGCAACCTGTGTAGTCTCAGCAGTTGCTAAGTCTAGTGGGAAGTTGTGAGCATTACGCTCGTGCATTACTTCCATACCT